GAGTGACCTTGGGGGTCACATTTTCGGCGCCGGTCTTTGCTGCTGCCATCTGTTTTTTTGTGGGCGGCACGACATACATTGGCTGAGGCGTGATCGGACCCAGCAAACCGCCTTCACCCATCATGGCCCGGTTGACCTGACCAGCAGCCAGGCGGCCATAACCCTTCAAGGCTGGGCCAAGGACTGGGATCGATTGCAGCAGGCCACCGCCAACAAAGCCAACCTCAGCAGCTTGCTGGGCGGCCCGTCTTGTCTCAGGGTCATCGAATACGCTGTAACCCAACTGGTCAGGTGCAGAGCCTAGAAGACCCTGCATGAACCCGTAGGTGCGAGGGTCAGCAATGTCTGAAACATTGCGTGCCTGGGCGATCTGACGCGCTCTGGCGCCCTGCCTTGCAATGTTTGGGTTGCCAAAGTATGCGTCTGTTGCCATCATTTCACCTTAATCTGTAAAAATCTAAATATTGGTGGAATTTAATCGGCGCCTGATGCTGCGCCAATGGTAGATCCATACCCAAGTTTTTCGGCCTTCTGGCGTAATGATTTAGCCAGCGGCTCAACTTTCATAATGTTGGCTTTGCTCATCATCACAGAGGCCAGATTGGGATCAAGCATAGCTTGAACCAATAGCTGCTGAATTTGATCATCGGGCAACTTGTACAAGAAATCCAAAGGTCTTGTCATGGTGCGCAACGTAGTGTTGGTTGCCATAGATTCAGAGAAGACGCGACCAATTAGGTTGCCCATGCTCATATTCTTGAATGTGTCAGACCCTGGCGCTCTCACGCCTGGGGCGGTGGCCGCCATGCCTCGGTTGATCTCGTCAATGATGTTATCCAAGCGCTTCTGCGCAGGAATAGACAGTTTTAAATCAAGCTCCTCTGCCTTACTCGCCAACTGACGGCGCAAGCTGCCAGCGGCCAGCACAGGCTCTCCAGTAATAAGGTTTGGTTGACCAGTTGTGACTCTGCGCTCAATGTCTTGCAGCATCTTCATCTGATCAATGGGACCAGACATCTTGGAGTATTTATTTATGTAGGACTTAAACCCTGGTGCTGATGCGTCAATGACATCATCAACGGCCTTGATGACATCTTTCAACTGGCCGCCAGCAAGGCGCAGACTTGGGTTCTCTTGGTTGTATTTACCCCCAGCAGCACTAGCCAAGTCCTTGCGAACCTCATACAACTGCATTGGCGTTTTTGCTTTTGCGATTCGATCAGTCGCCCACTTCATGGCGTTCTCAACGTCCATGCGCACGCCGACAGGGCTTGCCATGACATTGTCAATAGCCTTATTCACCACCAAGTTAATCCCGGTTTGGAATGTTGCGGGGTCAACCGTCACGCCAGCAAATGCCTGTTCACGCATTGGTCTTGTCACTTCAGTGCGCTTGGTTTCAGCCGCAGCAACAGATCCAGGCTTGCCAGAAATCCTGCGATAAGCGTCCAGCAATGCCTGCTGATTTGCAGACAGTCGCGTAGCAAAAGACCCAGACTGATCCAAAGCCCTGATGGCAGTCTCGGCTGACGCCAACCCAGGATCAAAGGCAGTAGCCGCAGTAGTGGGGAATACGCCTGGGACAAGTGGCTGCGCCTGTGCCAAGCGCGAGGCGGCCAGATCAGGATCTGTCGATAGCTTGCGGAGCACATTACCAACAATCACTTCGCGGCCAGCCTGAGTAAAAGGCTGAACAACTGAACCTGAACCGGCCAAGGCGCGTTGTGTTAATGGCAGGCTTGGGCCGCCAGGCGCAACCATACCGGCCAGCATTGCTCCACCCAGCTGCATAGATGGTGGCGCACCACCCTCACGCAGCGAGCCAGCAGCGGCTGACGATGCGGTTGCTGCCCCCGCCTGTGCGCGTGGGTTTGTAGCCAGCATTTTTAGGAATTCTTGCGCCGATAAAGATGTAACGGTAGGCAGCGCTTGCCTTGCAAGATTAGCTGCACTACCAACGCCATAGCCAGCAGTGGCAACGTCTTGCACAACTCGCTCTGTTGGTGTTACAGGCTCAGGGAACCCCATTGCCGTAAGCGTTTTGGGAACTGCTTGAGTCATAGTTGGCAAATTTGTGCCTGCCGCCAAATTGAAGAAGTTGACAGCGGGGTCAACCACCAAAGGCAGCATACCGCCAGCAGACATAACGGCCTGCGCCATTGGGCGCGTTGATAAACCGATTTGACGCCCCAACTCACCCATCATGCTTTGTGTTTGCGGCTGGGACTTAACACTCCCCAATGTCCTTATGTAATCAGCTAAAGCCTGCGCGGACTGAGTGTCACCGGCAGCATCAGCAGCCGCTAGTGACTTGTACAGATCATCAATTGTTGGGTCGGCCATCATTGCTTCCTTGGTGGATATTTATTTAATATATCTTGAATGGCTGGCGGCCTTCCCACTGATGGCAACGGCATCTCAGGCAATTCCTGATAAGACCTGCCAGCAGATCTCTTCATTGCATCGGTGGCAATTTGACGCGCCCTTGCTTTTTGCAAAATCACAGTATTACTGTCACCAACCTGGGGAAAGTAGGTTTGGAATTCTTTTTCCATTTCATCCTTGCCAATGGCTGCGCCAGATTCTTTGCGCAGCTTGGCGCGAATCCATGCATCAGCCGCCTGCTTGTATTGCTGTGTTTGAAATGGCTGTATGACTCTTTGAGTCACGTCCCCAATAAATGGAATTGATCCTGCCATGCCACTAAAGACACCAGGCTGTGAGCCAGTAGGCAAACCACTGATAACGGCCTCTGAGTTCTCCATCTGATTGGCAAAGCCTGCGGCATTTGCCTCGCCCTCTGTCGGCTTTGGCCCAGCCTTACCCTTTAGGGGTGTGCCGCCGGGGCCAGACACTGGAATTGCAGGTAGACCGGGAACCTTGGGCACATAGAACACACCTTCCTCGTTCTCCATGCGCTCATACTGGCCGCGCTCAAATTCACCCTCAGAAATGTTTAATCTGCGAGTCTCCATGCTAAGGCGCTGGCGTTCCATTTTGAGTCGCTCAACATCCATCCCAAGGCGCTGGGCCTCCATAGTTAGACGCTGTTGCTCTGCTGGCGTGATGCCTGTGCCAAATACTTCACCGCCTCTCAATGCGTTCTTGTCAAACGCCATCAGTCTGCCATCAACGTTTTGCAATACCACCTCGCGTTTGGGGCCAAAGCCTTCCAGCGTCCTGATATTGCCGCCTTTAAACTGCTGAACCATTACAGGGTTGCCGCTTGCGTCAGACACCTCAAATGGTTGGCCTGTCACCTCTTCGCGTGGTTTGATTGCCATTGCCATTTTTTGATACGCCTCGGCTTTGCCAGGATCTGAGGAGGCAAACATGTTGGCCGCCTGCATAAACTGCTCATAGCGCATATCCTGCGCGGACATGGCTTGGCCTTCTGGAATCTGTCCAATCATGGCCGCACGCTCAACTGTCGGGCCGACAGGCATCCCAGGTGCAGCCAAAGCCTGCTGCGGCGTGATCGGCACACCCGCCGTAGGCGCTTGAGCGCCAAAGATCTGCTCAAGCCTACGGCGCTGCTCTTGTGCCAACTTGTACTCATCCAACTTCTGACGGGTCAGCAATTGTTGAATCGCACCCTCTTGGGCCTTGCCATAGCTGGCGGTCCCAGCCTGCAAGCCTGCACCAAGCGCTTGGCCCAGTGAGATGGGAGTGGCAGAGGGGCCACCAGCTTGGAGCAGAGCCGCAGCGGTGGACAACAGCGCTTGGCGCTGCATCGACTCTTGCTGCTCGGGGGTCAGGTACTCGCTTAGGGCAGACGTGCCGCCACCAAACAAGTCACCCAGCAAGCCCATGTTCATTGTTGCCATGATGTTTGTTCCTTAACCTAAGCCCAGCAAACCACCAAGGATTGCGCCATAACCTGCATACTGAGGGTTGCCAGCGCCACCCAAGATGCTGCCCAACTGAGCACCGCCCAAGGCACCGCCAAGACCACCTGCCAATTGATTGCGGTAGATAGGTGAAGTTGTCGTGCCGCCAAGGTTGGGCACGTTCTGGCCCAGGGCACTGCCAGTCAGGCCAAGGCGCTCAGAGGCCAGGTTGCGTGCAGCGTCAAGCCGCGCCTGGGCCAACTGCTGGCGTTGCTGCTCGGCAGTCATCACGGCCTGCGCACCCGTCATACCCAGGTTTTGCTGCTGGGCACCCAAAGCACCCAACTGGCCCACGGCAGTCTGGCGTATGCCAGCACCAGCGATCTGGTTGGCAGCGTTTGCCCTGGCCGCTTCCATGGCCCTGGCAGCATCAGTCTGGCCGAAACCGGCAGCCGTGGTAAACCCGGCAGAGCGCAACTGGGCCGCAGTGTTGGCTGCCTGGCGCATGTAGTCTTCATTTGCGATGGACTCGGCCACTGCCTGGCGCGAGCCACCAAATGCCCTGGCACCTGTTGCTCGAGCTTGCTGTGCCTGCTGAGAGATCTGGCGCTGACGCTCAATGTCTGCCAGCGTACCCTGCACCACTTGTTGCTCGTAAGGGTTTTGGTATGCACCCATGTACTGGGCACCCGTCATGGCCTGGATCTGCTGGGGTGTGTAGCCTGCCTCTGCGAGTGCCAGTTCAGCAGCCCGGTTGGTTGTCTGCTGACCTGCACCGCCGATGCCGGTGGCCGTGAGCTGCTGCTCTGCCGTGGCATAGCCTGGGGTGAACCCCTCAAACTGCCGGGTTCCAAGACCTGCCGCTGCGGTTCTGGCATCGGCCAACTGCTGGAGATATGCTGCCTTAATGTCAGGGTCGATGGACGTTGATGATGTTGAAGATGACGGCGTGCTGCTGCCACCCAATGCCTTTGCGGCCAAGCCTGCGCCCAAGATTGCCTGGGTTGGGGTGATGCCACTTAGCAGGCCACCGGCGGCACTCCCAGCAGCGCCACTAGCAGCGCCAGCCAGACCGGCTCCAGCAAGGCCAGCACCGCCAATGCCGCCAAGAGTTCCAATGCCAACTCCAGCACCAGTCGCGCCATAAGCAGCAGCCAAGTCCGCAGCAGCAGCAGTCCCAGCAGCTCCTGCACCAGCAGCACCTAAGCCTGGGATGCCAACGCCAGCCAAGCCACCACTGGCGGCCAAAGCAGCCAAAGCAGCAATGGGGACTGCATTCTGAGACAAGCTCAAGTCTTTATCCACCTTTGCCAGAGCATTGCTGGTGCTGCCGATAGGGTCAGCGACAAAACTGCTTGCGGCACTGCCTAATTGATTTAATGCGCCCATTTGAACCTCATTGTGGCTTCGTACGTTCTGAATAAACCATCATCGATCTTCTTGACCTCTGACGGGTAGGTGAGTTGTGCAATCAAGTCATTGATCCTGGGATTGTCATAGAACGTGACGGCATAGTCGTATCCATGATCCTTCAAGTCATCGAGGTACTTCTGCACGTTGGACACAAGGTCTTTTGCGCGTTCACCGTTAATGCAATGAAACTCGATGCCGTTTTTCTCAATCTTCTTTGTCAGGATCAGAGTGTCACCCTGACGCACAACAAAGTTGCCCGTCTTGGGGGCATTCATCAACCCATCAAAGTAGGCATCAACTGTCATGGCAAAGCCACCATAGTTTTTTGCCAGGTCTTCGGTGAGGATTTGTCTGATGTCTTTCATGGCTGAATTTTAAGTCTCAACGCTTGCCAGCGGGTAACACGTCCAAACGGTTGATGCCAACTCTCCAGTCATCGAGCACCGCCCCGGTATACCTGACCTTGACCTGGCGACCAGTGAACCGCACATCTGTCGGCTGACTTGCCGTATATGGGCCGTAAGTTGTCTCGGTTGAGGTTGGATACATTCGCGTCTTGAACGACACAACAACCTCGCCCAGGGTTTGCTCATCAGGGATGATTTGCCGCACGCTCATCACCTGCTCACCCGTTCCGATCTCCACAGGGCCAGACTCAGCGTAAGGCGCGACAGAGTCATAGGCAAACCCAACTTCATGCTCGTAGATGTACCCGTCAGCAGAAACCATCAGCGGGTTCAAGTAGACCCCACGGTCAGTGCCAGCCGTGCGAGACATGGTTCCAATCGACCAGTGGTTCTCGCGGTAGTTGTAGGTGACATATGAGTCATTTTCATTTGACTGACTTGACGGGTAAAACCAAATGATCTCGCCATACTTGGAGTTGTGGACAGAGTAGATCTTGCTGGCCTGGTTGTAATTGATGTTTTGGAAGATGTAGTCACCAACGTCAGACACCAGTGGTTTTACATACCCGTCATAGACCCAGAACCCTGACTTGCTCATCCAGATTGCAGCCGTGTCGATGGCCGCAACAGACTGCGATGAGATCAAGCCACAACCAGACCCGGCCTTCTCAAAAGAGTAGACGTAAGGCAAACCAATGTAGGTGCTGACATGGACATCGACATCAGTGAAAAGCAAATTGACACCGCGCACGCGCTTGCCTGCCTTCAAGGAACCAACAGTTTGCAGCTCAAAGTCACCTGCCTGGTTGGTTGCTGCCGGTGTCCAGGTAGTGTTGTTCTCCTGGTCACACCATTGAACCTTGCGGGGATTGCCACCAGCGCCCAGCGCAAATACAAAACGCTCTGACGTTGTCATCACGGCATTGCAACTCGTTGGCGCATTGGTGATGGCAGCGGCCAATGTCGGTGTTGAGAACCCCAACTGCCACTCATAGAGCTTGCCATCAGCGTCTGAGCAGGCGACCAAGTATTCGCCCCAGGTATCCAGACTCCAGGTTGTGGCTGGCGTGATGCTGCCAGTGTCTGGGCGCTGCACGCCATAGGCAAAGTTGCCATATGTGGAGTACCCGTACCCGGTCTTGGTGGCTGCATCAGCAATGCCAACAGTCAAACCTGTTGGCGTAATGTCTTTGAGAGTGCCTGCCTCATTCATGGCATACAGCTTGGAATTTGTACCGGCGGCGATCCAGCGGTCACCTGAGTTGTCGCGCCAAGTGATCAGGCCACGGCATGACCCGGTCAGTTGACTGTTCGATCTCTTGCGCCATCCACCAATGGGACGCAAAGTACCCTCAAACCAGCGAACCAGGTTGGCGTCAAACCACCGCCCGGCTGACTGATATTCAGTGCCATTGCGGTATACGCCTGGGGGGATTCTGAGTGCGGTGAGTGCCATGATGGGATTATGCGGAAAGATTGGACACAAAACTCACTGTGGCAATGACTGAGGGGATCGCTGGCCTGGTTGGACTGGTCCCGGCAGCAAAGTGCTCAATGGAGACGCCAACGTCTGAGGGGCACCACATGAGTTGCAGGTAATCGCTCTCGGCCAGATCCACAAAGTAGTTCAAAGCCCCGATCATGTGGGATGGGTTTCCTGAGCTTTTCCTGGGCGCCAACCCAAACCGCGACCCTGAATTGGCAATGTCAGTGCCATTCTTGCGAAACCAGACCTCAACGTCTTGCGTGTCATTGGTTGTGTTTTTGAATTGCACGCTGAATTGCACGTTGTAGATGCCAGCCTGGGACACATTTAAACGTGAGGTATTTGACAGAGTGATCCCATTTGCATAGTCTGTCGTGTCAAATGTGATGGCATAGGCCGTTGTGGTGTTGGCCGCTGCCTGGTCGGTTGCGTCCTGAAACGCACCATAAGGGAGGTTCAGGTACTTGCCACCTCGCGGCCCAAGGACCGTTGCCAGGATATTGGTGAGCTTGCGAAAGTACACCAGCAAGCCGCGATGGGTTTGCGCAGTCAGGCGCTCGTCATAGGTCTGACCTGGTGAGGGTAGATCTGGCGGTGCCGGGGTTTCGAGCTGCTGGTACAGGTTTGTCATGTCAGGAC